GCCCTTTCGGGCCCCCTTGCGGATTGCTCCTTATCCCCTTGCCTTACGGTTTAGGGGTCGGTCAGTCTGCTCGGGTGAGTGCGACTTGCTGTCGCGTACCTCTTGACTAGAGGTCAAATCCCTCTCTGGCATTAGCCGCTAACGGCATTAAAGCATGCCACTCTGACTTGGAGACAAATAGTGCGACGGTTTACTTTGGGTACACTAAACAGGACGGATGTCGACTTTGACGAGCGGACCGGTAAGGTCTACTCGACGGGTCGCTCCCAGTCCGATGTCAATGTACAGTTTTCTAACTCCAGAAATGGAGAAGAGAACCCCAAATGGCGCAGCCAAGTGCGTTTGCACTCGAACGCGTCTACACCATTCACGTGCACCGATATGAAGCCACCGAAGGCTTCACCGGCTAGTACGGAAGTGGTGTCCCAGACCGGCACACCGTTTCGTCTCCGCCGAACATCTTGGCGAGGTCCTCTGCTTTATAGGCAGGTTCCCACCTTGACGAACGGCAATCAGGGTCAAGCCCTTGCAGTACAGAAATTCGTTCGTAAAGCGAATCGTGAGATCCGCTCTATTCAAGGCTTGGTCAGCCTTGGAGAGTTGAACGAAACCCTCCGGATGATACGTTCCCCCGCCTCTGCTTTAAGGGAGGCGATGCGTTCGTATCTGCGTGACGTTCCTCGGAAGACAAAGCGCAGGTTTGACTTGCGCTACGTCGTTGACCGAGATCTCGCGCCTCGCGGCTTGGTGCTCCCCAGAAAGGGGGGACCTCGTCGCGTGCCTGTTCCTGCTTCACGAGCCTGGCACGAGGCGCTTTCAGGTACTTACCTGGAGTATGCCAACGGCTGGAGACCAATGTTGCAGGACCTTGACGGCGCCATGCGTACACTTGCCGAGCACTTCACCCCCTCGGGTGAGTCGTACAGACGGATCGTTGCCACGGCTTCACAGCCGGACGTGACGTTCACGAGTACAGTGCCACGCAGTGTCGATTCCGCATGGTGGCTTCAGACTACGACTGAGACCCGTAAGGGGTCGACAAGAGTAGTCGGGGAGGTTCGCGTTACCAGAGATGGGTCTGCGGCGTCCTTTCGGACGTCCGCTGGCCTTAACCTCAAACAGTTCGTGCCAACTGCATGGCAGTTGTTGCCGTTGACCTATGTGGTCGATTGGTTTACGAACATTGGTGACGCTCTGGAAGTCTGGGCCTTTAATTGGGGCTCAGTATCGTGGGGATGTATGACACGAAAGTACGAAAGTATTGTTGTGTCTTCGGGTGCGTGGGACCAGAAATGGGCCACGAATCCGAGCATCCTCTCATTCTCGGGTAGCTTCGGTTCGCTCGAAGAGCGAGTAGTGAAGCTCAACAGGGTCCCATCTATACCGGTGAACGTGGACATTATGTTCTCTTTACCGGCTGGGCACTTGGCGAGTAAGCTATTCAACGCCACCTCTTTGTGGGTGGAGTCTCGACGAGCGAGTACTGATCTCCTTCGCTATATGAGAATGTAGCATGGAGTTTTACGTAGTCCATTGCCCTCTAGGAGGGTTTTGTGTCAATAGCTCTTACTTCACCTGTGACAGGCACTGCCCAAACAGGTCTCACGAGCCCGACTTACACCATTCTGGTGGATCAGGCTCCGGACGGAAACGCAAAACAGTGGTACGTGAGCGCGCTGGGTGGTACCCAGACAAACGTGCGCGTACACACTGCTAGCGATCCGTTCACCGTCTCATTCTGGCGTGACAAGGTCATCAAGACCCTGGGTGCGCTGGGACTTAACGGACGGTATCCAAGTTACCCTGTCAATCGGTACAAGGTCATCACCCGCAAGGGAGTGATCGTGGCGGCCAACCAGCCGTCGATTCCGATGCTGATCAGGACGGAGATCGAGTGCCCCGCTGGTGCCGAGTCTTTCGACTCGCCCAATATGCGGGCAGCGCTTGCGCTGCACTTCGGTGCAGTGAGCCAGCAATCTGCTGGCGTCGGCGACACCGTTGTCGCTGGCTCCCTCTGATCATTACTGATAGGGTCCCGCATTCGCGGGCCTTGGAGATGAGACCATGGAAGTTGATTCCTGTGTTCTTTACTCCTTCCTTGAGGAGGACCTGTCGAGCGATAGGTCGCCAGCCGCTGAGTCACTTAAACGGAGTCTCTTCAAAAAGTTTGAAGATGACTCTGGTGACCATGCTGACCGACTTGCGATCGAAAAGTTCCTGTCCGTAAATGAACGGCTTGGAACATTCAGGCCGCGTGAGATTATGGAATGGGAGTGGATGGTTTTGGGGGAGCTTAAAAGCTCACTCCATAGATTTTTCCACCCCTCCAGTGTCGGGCACATCCTTGACGCCGCCAGCATTTTTGATGCTGGTATGGCGGGTCCGGGTGCCTCCATTGGGGCGAGAGGCGAAGACTTCTATACGAAGCACTTCGACTCAACTCTCACCTTCAGTAGTAACGCGCGTTTCCTCCCGGCGCTTTATACGCGCCAAATTCAGAATAGCCCCATGTGGCGAAGCGCTGAGATTTTGCGCCAGAGTCGCTATGGGTTCTCTGAGGTTCAAGGATCTCGACTTTCTACGGTTCCGAAGAACGTCGATATAAGCCGTACCACGTGCACCGAGCCGACCCTCAACATGTTTTATCAGTTGGGGATAGGTGGTGTCATCAGTAGACGGTTGCGGGAATGGGGAGTTGATCTCTCCGTCCAGCCAACGCTTAACCGCGAATTGGCACGCGTGGGTTCCCTCGAGGGGACTTTTGGGACGATCGATCTCCAGTCAGCTAGCGACTCATTGTCGCAGAAATTGCTGGCCTGGTGTCTGGATGCGGATGTATTCGCGACCCTACAGTCGGTTCGTTGCGAGAAGACTCAGACCCCCTCGGGGGAATGGGTCAATCTCAACATGATTTCGACCATGGGCAACGGGTACACTTTTCCGCTGCAGACCGTCCTATTTACATGTATCGTACTCTCCGTTTATAAGGTTATGGATCTCCCAGCTCGTAAGAGCTGTAATGGAGGTTCTGACACCTGGGGGGTGTTCGGCGACGACATCATCGTAGTCCGAAAGGCCTATGATAACGTCTGCCGGATTCTCGAGCTCCTTGGGTTTGTTGTGAATACGGAGAAGTCCTTTAACGAAGGACCGTTCCGCGAATCCTGCGGGGCTGATTACCTTGCAGGTACTGACATCCGAGGGGTCTACTGTAAGACCCTGAGGACGGTTGGTGCGCGTTTCTCCTTGCTAAACAGGTTGATAATGTGGTCGGCACGGCACGGGATATACCTGTACCGTACAGTCGACTACCTCCTACGATCTGTTCCTGTTACCCCTGTGCCGTTTCTGGCGCAGGAAGACTCAGGCCTTCGGGTACCGTCTGCGTATTTTCCAGGGGTTGCACCCCAGGCGTACGTTTTCTGGTCCCCGCTCGCCCCTAAAATCAGGGTTGAGAGAGTAGAAGGTGGAGACGACTTCGTCCGCCTTAAACACTCCAAGGGCTTGCGTCGTCGCAACGTTAACCATTATGGTCTCGTTGTGGCGATGGTGCAAGGGAGCTTCACTCGCAATACTATATCCCTCCGCGCTTCGCGCCAGGGGAGAAAGTATGTGCGTAGCCGGACGACATGTGGTTACTGGGACTCGATCACAAGAGTCGCTTGGGTTTCCAACCCAGGTAAACCAGCATACGTGTCGTCAGTGCCGGTGCTAGCACCGGCTGAGTGGCGGCGCTTCTCAAGCGTCGTCTTAGCGATGGTTGAGCACCATCGCGACGAAGGGGCGTAAATCCCCC